TGGATTTCATTTTGAGGGTGAGACAGTGTTGAATTAAGACACATGATGATCAATAATGACAAGGCTGGGCATACTCGTAACGCATTATCGTTGTAACGCGGTTACTGTAGTATGCCTTAGCTGCCACCATTAGATCATCATAATTGTAATTAAGAATGCTCACTATTGGACGGCTTACTATGCCAAATAGCCAATAGTTCAAGGTGTATCCAGCCATGGGCACGTTATTTGACAACGACTTTACTAGTATGCCCATATCACGCTCCGACAACCAAAAGGCAGTAGGGGCAAGAACTGGTATTTGATTGACAAGCCCAGGCCAAGCATTCTTTATCACGTTATACTTGACTATTTGACGAGACAGCGTGTATCGATAATGCTCTACTGCTACTGGTAGCGTGTCATACCCCACAGTCAGGCCGTGCTGATAGCTTGCCTTCAAGTACACGTAGTGCAGCGCTTTAAGCTCATGGGGTGTGAGTACTGTGGACTGTACTGATGCAATTGAGCCAACATGATCATCTGTCGCATAAGACGGCATATCACTCCACTTGACTACCCGTGTTGCCGTGCGCGCATTAGCTAGGTAATTGATGATGTCGCCCGATTGATTTAAGCACGGACTACCGTTGACACTCTGTGATGCCGAAACAATACCCTGGCAACATTCAAATGGTAAGTGAGTACGATGATGAAGAGCATAAACTAAGCAGTTATCCACTGTTGGGCCGTATCCACCGCGTAACTTGATTGTCCAGGCATATCGTGAGTAGATCGTGCAGTCACTTTGAGGCGCAAGCATGATCTTGTTCACCCAGGAGCCGCACACAAAACTTGCTATAGCTCGTGCCACATAGCCACAACTGGTTACTGCATTGACTGAGTGGCGCAAGAACTCACGATCACGGCCAATTGCGATCTTATGTTGGTTAAACTTAAACTGGCTGTTCAAGCATGCATTGCGAAATATGAATGCCTCTTCAATAGTGTTAAAGGTGATAATTGAGTCATCGCCTGTATATATCTCATCTACGCAAGTGATGCCTATACTGTTGAGGATCATATGCACGTAACAGTAATTGAGGACACTATTGGTGAATGTGGTAGTACGCCGCCCTGTTAATAGGCCATAGGTCACTTTACGATGAACACCCTGATAACGCACATATACGTTATCCTCCATTGCCACCAGGTAATCATTAATATCCTTAGGCACACCAAACCAATCATTGCGAGCTTGGATGACCTCGCGCATTGAGGCGATACTGTGAATGTGGTCCATACTTGAGTAGTCTAACATTACACTCCACTCGCCTTGCATGGCACGTACGCGATCTGCCTCTTGTGCTCGCGTTTGTAACCCTGGTGAGAGTAAGACATGTCTGTTCCCCCAACACCTATCAACATACCGCTGAACATAGTCTTCATTGACGTAAGCAATCGTGTCACTTGCCTTCAGGATGCGACACTTTGGAGCTTCTGCCTTGATACTCATCGTCGACTCGACCATTGGTGGATCTAAATACATAAAATTATCTTTGACACTCTCAAGGAACACCATTCTTGTCATGCTGATCACACCTGCCACCTTACCATACTTATGCTCTAACGCCGAAGGCACATGGTGTGCACCATTCACGCAATTAATCTGACGGTCTGTCCAATAAGCATCAATCGTATAGTCATACTTGTTCCAGCGATACGACACGTCATGGTATCGAAGCGCGTCACATTCCAAGCCAAATAGGTCATAAGCTAAGCGATATATGACATCGCTTGCAATATGCACATCATGCCCCTCTGTCACACTTGGATGAGTGATTAAATTAAAGTCGGCTTCTAAGTCAGTAGCAACAAATGCACGGCCAAACAGGCAGTTCAGTTCGCAATAGTTAGCCAGAATTGGGTTAGACGCAGCGCCACATCGTTTGCAAACGTCATTAACTGCACCAACAATGTCATAGCCCAAGGGGTGACACAGGAGCGCGATTACCGAACGCAACGTAAAACAGTGGCCATTATGCCACTGGCCTGCGTGCCAGATGATGACAGCGCACAGCATATCATTTGATAAACCAAAGCTGTACGTCAAATCATTGACTATGGCCAAAAAGTACTTATTGTCGTGCTGCTTCAGCCCGATTAACAACTCGGCCACACAGATATTTATTTTCTCTGTTGCTCCACTGTTCGCCTTATGGCCCCAGAAAGCATCTATGGCCTCTAATGAGTTGACGTTAATCTGCCGGATCTCATTCGCAACATTGGTAACTGCGATGAGTTTCATATTACCTCGGCTGTAACACAATGACGCCTGAATACGGCTGGCTTTCATTGCCTCAACGCTATCATAAACTGCACCATAATGAAGCATACTCTCTACAAGCATATCACAGTCCATCACTGTGAATATCATGAATGCAAACTTGACTGCGAGCCAATCGAATATTGGCCTGGTGGTTAGGTTGCTGAGGTTGTCAGGTAAATGACCCAGCCTGTCAACTCGTTGCAGATAGTCATGGTCATGAAAGTCACATTGCCGTTTAGCTGAAAAAGCGAAGTATTGTGCCAAGTATAGCATGTGGTATAGCAAGTCAGCCTGTGACAGGACGCACATCAACTGGTTCAAGCTGCTCATATCATACTCGAATTTCTGCAACAGTTGAACGCACACAACCATTTGCGCAACAGCATGGCGGTCACGAACTGCGGCCAACATCGCTATGAGTGAGTGGGGAGAAATAGATGATAATGAAGGAGGTAAAGATGTGATAGGGATAAGAGTTGCAGGGTAAGCAAGGTCGTTAGCGGAGGCTACGTCAACGCCAATCGCCTTGGGGCCGTGGCCCGTTACTTCATCTGCGGAGAGGGGCGGGGGCAACTTTTCCTGGTCTGACGTTGCCTGCCTGGGGGTCAGGATGAGCACCAACTAGAGCCAGTGGCTGTTGTGGGCTTGACTGAGTTGCTGGGCTAGGAGCAACTGGTGTAGTACCACTAACAGATGATGTTGATGATGATGATGAACTAGTTGGCATGCTGCTAGCCGCTGGACCAAGCAGCGGTGTAATTGCAGCATCGGATGGAGGTTTTACACATCCTGGTGGGTCAGTTTTTAATTCTGGCGAAGAGCCAGGTGTTGCTGTAACCTTACTTGCGTGTGCGGTGACATCGACAAGTGCCTGGCCGCCTGAATTGGTGGCGTACTGTACTAGAGCCCACTGACTGTGGCTACTAATCACCTTAATAACTTGGCTGAAACAGGCGCGGACGTACATTGATGCTGTTGTCTCATTACACTCAGGCAAGAGCGCGATACCAACAGCATAACAGCTGATCTCACTGTCAAGGTTGTTAATGACACCCATAAGCTCAGCGATGTACTGATCGCGATCAAAGTGGCGCCGTAACTTCATTTCAACGCCATAGACAAATAGGCTTGCTGCTAGCACAGCTGTCTCATTGAACTCTTCTTTAGGTGAGGCTGTGATTAGTGTAGCGGCTGTTTCAACTAGTGTGCTGGCGATATCACTTGATGTCAGAATCGCAGCTGGCCAAGAGACACTTTGAATGAGTTGGTTTTTCTGCGCAATCTTTGGAATCTTCAAGCCACTAAATGCTAGGATTGCCTTGCGCACGCTGTCGCCTAAAGAGGCACATTCACGAACATCCTTACATGTGGTTAGGCCATTGATACATAGTCCCAAAACGTGCCGAAAGACGACATCACGGTGCAATGACAAGTAAATCAGATTTGGATCACCCCCACTGAGTGAGCGTTGCGTCGCATCACGGTACGCCACATGAGATACTGCTACCTCATTCACTTGAGTATCATCCATATCAATACTACTAATGCCGAGTGTCATATCAGATGAGCTAGCTGTGATAGGGCTGCTGTGAGCCAACTGCTCATCAGACTGGCTAGTCAGTGCGGCGGCCTTATGCTCCTTCACTTCGTCACGATCATCGCTGTACTCATAGGAAGAGCAGCTGTCATAACTATCTGAAGCCGAAGCAGCAGAGACACTCGAACTTGCTACACCAGCTGAAACTAACGGAGCACTCATAGGCTGGATGATCATATACCCATTAATCATTGACACTGCCGTTGTATTCAATTCCTCTTTATAGGAAAACTTTGTCTTAGTCATAGAACTGATGCTAGCACTAACTGCAGCAGCACGCTCTGCAACTGCTTTAGTCAATTTCGCCTGCAGATACTTCATTTCAGACGAACTGCAGTGTTGCACGTAATTGGCCCAAGTCATAATGTCCACCTGTTGGGGACGCTGCCTATCAGGGAATATTGTTAGGTGATGAGAGTGAGAATACGCATGGCAATTAAGTCGCGGATGCACATGACTACCGACATTGCCTTCATTAGGCTGTTTGCCAATACATATGTATTGACCGACGCTAACCTCGTAGGTGTAGCTGTGCAGGTAAACACGCAAGCTGTCGGTTATATTGAATTGTGGTCGCAAATTTGGGACGGTTTGCAGACATCCAGGATGGTTGAACAAATCCCAATTCCAGTGCCACATTGCCTGAGTTAGCGGTTGACCAGGTATAAGATACTGACCGTCCACAAATGGTAAATAACTTGTTAATGTGTTGCCATCTATTGTCTTAACTGCAGAATAATCAAACAGGGCAAGTCCGTCCAATTGATTGTTGAACTCCTGCAAAAAGTAAAGAGGACTGCCAAACTTAATGCCTGATGATAGGTCGACATCAAAAACTAATCGATTGCTTTCAAATGCCACGGGCAGCTTGTCCTGGCCGCCAAAATGGAGCATTGGGAGTGAATCCTTATCATAATTATAATGTGAGTCGCTATGCGGTTGATTAGAGTTGACATAATCCATACGATAGCTAGGCAAAAAGCCAGTGTACCGACGCAGGTCAATGATGCCATTAAGGCGCAAATGACGATTGCGATTAGGGTCGTGTGTAAGTGCATTTGTCGTTAGGTAGGACATCACCCAGACCGTGTCAACATGGAAATTCTGATCTAAAATCATGCCCAGCTTCGGTAGAATCTTTGCGACCATGCGCGCAGCTTCAACATTGCCAGAAATGTTGGCTATGAGCAACCCATCAGTTAATGTCGATCCATATGTCTCGGCAACCGCACGAGCAACAAGTGCCTGCACGAATATCACATTAGCTATAATCATAGAACTAGTCCCTGGGCAATAGCCTTCAGTGGCAGTATTCCAATTCGTAATTAGAACTGCACGATTAGGACTAACTGGCAAGTCATCCCATAATGACCGGTAAATGCCACCTTCATCACAATTGCCATGTAATGGCATAAGCTGACTAAGACTGAATAAAAATTCAAGATCAAAACGTCGTGAAGATGATACACTTGTGCCAGTGAAGCGTAGAACTGCATATGCTTCCCAAAATGACCGCTCAGTCAGAACTGTTTGAGGGATTTGGTCATTAGCCACGTAAACGGAATGCAACCCACCAAATCCAACAGGCAGAACATGAGTGGCAGCAAGGGCCATAGCAGCAACACCTAGCGCTTCAATGGTCATATTGGCGCGCGTTGCTGCTGTGATGTAGCATGTATGAGCACGGTTGGCTGGTAAAATGCCGTTGCCAGGATGAGCACTTACTAAATAGGGGGGCAAACCGGCATTGACACTACGTAAGAAAAGGCCATGATACCAGAGATGAGCCATTTCGTATGCAGCTGCAGTAAGCAATGTTTGGCCGCTAGGAAATATTTGGTTTACATGTGAAGTCGCATTCTTTGCGTCGCCGTACCCAGCGGCAAGAGCATACTCTGAATGATAAATTGCTGCATCTGAGTATGGCGGGACAGCCTCTATGTGGGTCACAATTGACCGTCCATTCGTAAGTCCCAATGACAAGTAAACATTATGATGAGCCACGAATGACCGTGACATATCTGACGCATTATCACTAGGATGGAGAAATATGTTAACAGGAGCTGTAAACACCATCTTAGGCGCCGCACCAGTCCAATCAATATTGGTTGGTGTGATATCAGTTAACTGCACTGCGGCACTTCGCTCAGCAAAGGAAGGCCCGAGGTAATCTGCTGCAGTTTGCAAATTCGCTGTCACCAAGCTTGAGATGGCAACTATCGTTGAAGGCTGAACGGGCACCTGAGTGGTCACTATTTGACCGGTGTTCAGTTTTGTTTCAACTAATGTTGCGATACCAGTTGTATCTGCCATGATCAAGATCGGGAATCGACCATCTCGGATCGCAATGATCTCCGATAGTTCAAAGTTTTGAGAGTAAAGAGGAAAGAGAAAGGTTAGAAGGTTCATCATCTCCCTTGACACCGCGACTTAACACACCCAGCAGACCGTTATTCCGAAGAGTAACAGTTAGCCTTAAGCCAATCTTGCGATTGGCTCCATCACTACCTAGATGTGATGAGCAGAGCTAGGCAGCATGGGCATCTTTTCAGCTGCTGTTTGGATTTGGTGATGTGTGTCGTCTGTCATCCCATAGTCTTGACAGGGGCAAGCAGATGTAACTGGCGAAAGTGACATCGAATTGTGGTTGTGTTGGCCTACACAGGGGTAAACTAACACGGAATTGCAATAAAATCGACTGGGCTATGCCAA